GCAGGCGAAATGATGGCCAAATATGCTTCAAAACGAGCCGGAATCGGCCTCGAAATTGGCAGAATTCGACCGATCGGAGCCCCAATTCGTAAGGGTGAGATCAAACATACTGGATTAATTCCTTTTCTTAAAAAGTGGTTTGCAGACCTGCGTAGCTGCTCACAAGGTGGCATCAGAAATGCCAGCTGCACAGTCACTTTCCCAATTTGGCATTATCAGTTTGAAGACCTAATTGTACTAAAAAACAACCAGGGCACAGAAGAAACTCGTGTTCGTCAAATGGATTACAGCGTTGTAATGAATGCAATGTTCTGGCGACGTTTAAAGAACAAAGAGAATATCACCTTATTCGATCCGCATGATGTTCCGGATCTTTACGAAGCATATTATCGTAACAGTGAAGAATTTGAAAAGCTGTATGTAAAATATGAAAAGAACAATGTAATTAAAAAGAAAACCATTGCTGCTGAAGAAGTTATTAAAAATGGTATTCTAAAAGAACGTACTGATACTGGTCGTATCTATCTTGTAAATATCGACAATGTTATTAATCAAGGTCCGTTTGATACTACAACAGATCCTATCTATCAGAGCAACTTGTGTCAAGAGATTCTACTTCCTACTCGCCCATTTCAACGCATCGAAGATGAAGCTGGACGTATTGCACTCTGCACATTAGGAAGCATCAATTGGGGAGCATTTCGTAATCCGCAAGAAATGCGTAAGGCCTGCCGTGTTCTTGTACGCAGCCTTAGCAATTTGCTCAGCTATCAGGATTTCCTAAGCATTCAGAGTCAGCTTGCAAATAAAGAATTTGAACCTCTTGGCATCGGAATTACTAATCTAGCTTACTGGCATGCTCGTCGAAATTTTAAGTACGGTGAAGCTGAGACGTTAGCCGAAGTAAAACGTTGGATGGAGCATCAGGCTTACTTCCTCACTGAGATGAGTGTCGAACTCGCACAAGAACGTGGTCCTTGCGAACGTAGCTCTGCAACTTACTACGGCCGAGGTATTTTTCCTTGGGAACGTAGAGCTGAAGGAGTTAATGAACTAACAGACTTTACACCTAGTTCTAACCTAGACTGGGAAGGTCTTCGCGTTCGACTGTTGCAATATGGAATTCGTAATGCTACGCTAATGGCCGTTGCTCCTGTGGAAAGTTCAAGTGTTGTTCTTAATTCAACTAATGGTATCGAAATGCCCATGGAACTGATCTCGGTCAAGGAATCCAAAGCAGGATCGTTTGTACAGGTTGTTCCGGAATATCGTCGTTACAAGAACCGTTATCAATTAATGTGGGATCAGACTAACTGTGAAGCATATCTAAAGACTGCTGCGGTTCTTGCTGCTTACATCGATCAATCACTTTCGACTAATACTTTTTATAATCCCGCACATTTTCCAGGTGGCAAGATTCCCGGCACATTAATTGTCAAGAATCTCATGCTTGCTTATAAGTGGGGCATTAAGACTATATATTATAGCTTGATCAACAAGGTTGGGTCTAAGGAAGCAGTAACTGGCACTACCCAGATTAACGGAAGTACACAAAATAACATTGTTCCGGGTGAACCTATTACAATATATGAAGACGAAGACGACTGTCTAGCCTGTAAGCTCTAAAGGGAAAATTATGTCTAAAATATTAACAGTAATGTCCCTCAAAGAGGGAGTTGAAAAAGAAATAAACCTAATGTTCAAACAGCGTGTTGAGCTTGATGGGCGAACCGTTTGGTACTGTGAACTAGAAGATGAAACTATCAAAGATTTAGAAACATTAATGAAGAAAGAAATAATTAATGTCTGATGAAAAATCATTTATTCAAAGATTTAATGAATCTTGGATTTTTGAAATGCCCAGGTACACTGGGCCATCAGGACATAATCCTTTTTCTGATTTGAAAACAGTGATAGAAGCAAATATTGAAAACGGGCATCAACCAAATAATCTTGGAAATAATTTGTTCAATCTTATTATTGACCAATTTGAAATTTATTATTGGGTTTCAATCAACTCGCAGATTAAAATTGCAGCTCGAATGAGTAGATTTAAAAATGGGTTGTCTGTTGAAATTGTTGGCAAAGAACCAGGATACGAACAGTTTGCTAGTGAATTTTATCAAAGTATTTTATTAACAATCCCGGGATCGTTATTATTCAGTGGTTCATTATTAAGTAAAGAGGGATTATCAGTATGGAAGCGATTATTAAATTCAGGCAATGTAATAATGGTGTATGATCCCGATAATACTAAAAATTTTCAAAAATTAAATACCGTCGATGATTTACAAAAGTTCTTAGGTAACACTGAAAATTATGAAAAATATAGATATGTATTATCAAAAAATCAAACAGTGCAAGAAACTATTATTTCGGAATTCAATCTATTAAGAGCATATAAGCTAACATTCAATATAAAGGAATAAACTGTCATGTCAAAAGCACAATACGACATTTCAAAACAAACAAATTATCTTAAGCGTACTATGTTTCTGGATCCTGCTGGGCCTGTTACGGTGCAGCGGTTTGAGGAAGTCAAGTATCCTAGGATTGCCAAGTTTGAAGAACTGGCACGTGGATTCTTTTGGGTTCCAGAAGAAATCTCGTTGACCAAAGACAAAATGGATCACAAGGAAGCTACTATTGCTGTCAAGCATATCTTTACGTCTAATCTTCTACGACAAACTGCATTGGATAGTATTCAAGGCCGAGCACCTAACCAGATCTTTAGTCCTGTAATTTCAATTCCAGAACTAGAGGCTCTTGTAAGTAATTGGAGTTTTTTCGAAACGAATATTCATAGCAAGAGCTACAGTCATATCATTCGCAACGTCTATGGTGTGCCCAAAGATGAATTTAACAAAATTCATGACACTTCTGAAATTGTAGAAATGGCTGCAAATGTTGGTCGATATTACGAAGATCTACATTTGTTGAATTGTCGCAAGGAAGTCGGTGAAGACATTCCAGTTCGTGACCACAAAAAAGCCATTTGGCTAGCACTTCACGCAAGCTATGCACTTGAAGCATTACGCTTTATGGTGTCTTTTGCTACAAGTCTTGCAATGGTCGAAAATAAAATTTACATCGGTAATGGAAATATTATCAGTTTGATTCTACAGGATGAACTTCTGCACACCGAGTGGACAGCGTGGTTGATCAATCAGGTTCCTAAGGATGATCCAGAGTTTGTAGATATCGCTAAAGAGTGCGAAGCTGAAGTATATCAAATGTATATGGATGTTATTCGCGAAGAAAAAGAATGGGCTACTTATTTGTTTAAGCTAGGACCTGTTATTGGGTTAAATGCTAATATCCTTAAGGATTTTGTAGACTTTACAGCATTTAATCGTCTCAAGGACATTGGTATTAAGTATCAAGGAGAATACCCTAAGTCAAGTCCCATTCCTTGGTTTAATAAGCATGTAAACATTAATAAAAAGCAGACGGCATTGCAGGAAAATGAATCAACCAACTATGTAATTGGAGTAATGTCGGATACTGTTGAATATAGTGAATTGCCAGATTTATAAGGAATAATTTATGTCAGATGAAGAAACAAAAATAAAAACAATGACAACACTGAGCGGTCATAAGGTTGATTTTGCATTTACTCCAGAATCAAAAACTGCATATGAACAAGCTGTAGAACAAAATAGAGCAGAAACAAACAAATTTCTAAAGAAGTTAGATGAAATTGCAGAAAAGAACAATTGCTTGCGAGTACGTTTATTAGATGGCCTTGCTAATTGGATTGAACGCAAGTCGGCCAGTCTTGTTGCAGCTATTCGTGGTTATGCGATGAAGATCAGTCAGCCTTGTGTCATTAAATTGCCACCGAAGGAAGAAAAAATGAATAGACCATTGAGCTGGGGTTTCTCCTCAATCGTCCTCAAGACAAAGGACAAGAAATAATGAAAGCAATTGTTTGGTCGAAGACCCCGTGCCCATACTGCGAAAATGCCAAGAAATTACTAGATAGTAAAGGTATTGAATATGAAGTACGTGACGTTACTGCAGGTACATGGACTAAGGAACAACTACTAGAAGCAGTTCCAAATGCTCGAACAGTCCCACAGGTATTCCTCGACGATGAATTGATCGGCGGATATACTGAATTAGTTGCTCATCTAAAGGGTTAAGCCGTGGATGACGAAAATGAAGAAACAGTAGCAGCACCAAAAAACTATACTACTATTAATCTCAATGCATATAACAGTATGCTCGGAGCGTTGAATAACCCAGCCTACACCGGCGCTGCCGGAAGTCTTACATATCCGACTGGTGCAAATGGTGGTTATTCAACAGGATTAGGTGGGGCTGGCGGTTACAGTACCTATGTAACATCTAATTATTCTACCATTTCTAATAAATTTAAGTGTGAAACTGATGCCGAATTCAACGGTGATATTAAATGGAAGGGTCGAAGCTTGGGCGATATGCTAGAAACTATTGAAAAGCGTCTATCTATTCTAACACCTGATCCTAAGAAGCTGGCTAAGTACGAAGCATTACAAAAGGCCTATGAATATTATAAGACCTTAGAAGCAATGTGTTACGATTCCGAGGACGATGAAAATGGATCAAGATAAGGAATTAGCCCATCTTAGAACAGTTGTCGCTAGGCTAGAACGAGAAGTAGAGTTTCTCAGACGTGAAAATAATCGTCGCAAGTCAGAAGTTCAACAAGTAGCTTCTGTAGTCAGAAGAGGTTAAAAGTGAAAAGCAAAGAAGTACGAGATCCAAATAGTTTAATCAATTTCCATTTAAAAGTTTTAGCTAATCTCAAAAGAAAACACAATGGATGTGTATCAGAAGATATCAAAATGTTGGTCAAGCGTGATATTGTAGAATTAGAAGAAAAAATCGAAAGAATCAAGAAAATAGGAAAGGATTCACTGTGAGTAGTCAGACACTAAAAGAAGCAATTAAAGACAGCGGTTTTGGATATACTGATGAGTATATCTTTGATAGACTAGTTAAGCTAGAAGAGGAAGTTGCTCGCCTCAAGCAAGAAGCAACCTGCGAAACAGAAAGTGATACGAGTGAGTGAAGTTAATTTAGTTGGTATTACACAGCCCAACGAAGAATATACCGGATGCAAGACAGCAAATGAATTGGTTGCTTGGGCTGCTAGAGTTAGCAATCCTAGCAATCAAAATAACACTGCAACCGCTCCTAAGCTAGTACAATATTTGATTAAGAATCAGCATTGGTCACCACTCGAAATGGTATCAGTACAGATGGAAATTAAGACAACCCGTGATATTGCTCGTCAGTTGTTGCGTCACCGCAGTTTCAGTTTTCAAGAATATAGTCAGCGTTATGCAGATCCTACCAAGGATTTGAGTTTTAAGATCCGTGAGGCTCGTTTACAGGATGCCAAAAATCGACAAAACTCTGTAGAAACTGATGACGAATCTTTGGAAAACGAATGGCTTTCGCATCAAGAAGATATCACAAAAGCTGCTCTAGAAGCATATAAGTGGGCAATTGAAAATGGAATTGCTAAAGAACAGGCTCGTGCAGTACTACCCGAAGGTATGACCGAATCTGTGGTAATTGTCGCAGGTACATTGCGTTCGTGGGTGCATTATTGTCAGCTTCGTATGGATAAGGCAACACAGAAAGAACATCGAATTGTTGCCGAACAGTGCTGGGCAGTTATTAAAGAACATTTCCCAGATGTTGACCAAGCACTGCAAGATATCAAAGAATTTGAAGAGTTTGTAAGGAAACTACCATGATTATTACTAAAGGGATCGCCGTAGGCGAAGTCGTCACACTAAAGATTGTAACTGGCGAAGAGCTTATCGGTAAGCTCATTGAAATCGGTGACGATTATTATTCAATCCATCGCCCTCTTGTACTTGTTATGAGTCAGCAGGGGTTGGGCCTTCAACAGTGGACTTTTACTGCCAGTGTTGATAAGGCATTCAAGATCAACAAGGACAAGGTGATTATGATCGCCGAAACTGTCAAGGAAATGCAGACTCAATACCTTCAAGGGACTACTGGTCTTACATTAGTGTAAATATAGTTTTATAAGGGAATATTATGAGTACACCATGGATTACAGATGGTAAACCGCAGCAGTCGAGTACAAGTCCTGACGTTACTGATCTTTATCAATCACCTACTGTATTTTCAAATAATGTTCCTATTGTATTGTATGGGGCAGGATCAGGAAGTGCCGCTTCTGCCAGTGTTCCTGCCGCACAATCAACAGTAGATCAAGCCGCCGCCGACGAATTTGCAGCAAGTTCAATTGCTTCCCCTGCTGAAGAAGCTGCGAACGGTGGACCTGTCGGATCAAGTGATTCTGCATCACCGTTAACTAATACTCCCGGAGCCGTAGATCTTTCAGCAACTGGTGGGGATTTAATTCCCTGGTTAGAAGCTAGAGTAAAGGAAGCGGCTTCGGGGGCTTGGTCTCGAGTTAACCCCGCACACGGAACAATTGTTTCAACTCCTGGTAATCCAAATATTGCAAACATTTGGAAATCTCTGGGGCTATCAGGAAATGCACTGTTTAAAACCGATCAACCGGCATGGTGCATGGGATTTGTTAATTTTGCTCTTAAATCTTGCGGTTATAAATGGTGCCCGGAAGCAAGTTCTCAGGCAATTTCATCAAATCCCGGAAGATGGAGTGCAACTCCTGTTCCTATTAATCAAGGTCAGCCAGGGGATATTGTGTATTGGAATTTCCATCACGTAAATTTCATTTATCAAGTAAAAGGTCCGGGAAATTATACATTTATCGGAGGCAATCAAGGCGGGTCAGTTGGAAACAACAATCCTGGTCACAGTGCAGTAACAGTGTCGTGGCCGAGCGGACTAAGTGCATCCGGCAAAGGCCAAATTTCCGGAATATTTCGTCCACACAAAGGTGCTTAAATACTCTATATGATAGAGGTAAATCAACGTAGTTGATTGCTGGTGTGAGAGGCTCCTGAGGCTAGGTGAAGGCTGCATACGCTCTACGTAGTTCACCACTTAACTATACATTTAATTTCATTATCGTACACTTTAAATAAGCGTGCATGAATAGTGATGTAATCTTTAAGTTAATCGGAGACGTCGGATTTCCTATAGTTGCGGCTATAGGAGGCGGCGTCTTTGTCTATTTCGTAATCAATTACATTCTCGAAAGCGTTGTCAAAGCCATTAAAGGCATGCAGGGAATTATCACTGCGCTAGACAACCGAGTTAGAACTATGAATCATGATATGATTCGTATCGATGCCACCGTAAGTTCGGCATTGGGACTAAGACCGGATCTCGATCGTATCGCACGAGCCGACGGCAAGAATGATGCGAGAAGAGACTAATGGATCCAAATCAATTAGCATTATTGATTAAGCAATATGGCTTTCCGATAGTTTCGTCTGTGGGAATGGGGTATTTCGTGTACTTCATTTATAAGTTCGTTACTGAACGATTGATGCCATTAATTGGTGAGACAAACGTAGTTCTAGTTGCGCTAATTGATCGAATTCGTATGTTAGACAATGATTTAATAAGATTACAGCAAAAAGTGAGCGTAGTGCTACAGATAGAGGAGGATCACAGTGTACATAAATCTAAAAATAGAAATGTTAAAGATACTGAAGATTGAATTTGTGTTCTCTTCTGAAGGTAAAAAGGAGGTAGGTAAAGATGAAAAAGATTCTAGCAGCACTGATTCTATTAACACTAAGTAGTCCTGCCTTCGCTGGTGATTTAACACAACAATTTAAAGACCCTGCGTTTAGTGGAGCAGGTTGGGGTAGTTACGTTGTAACAATCCAACAGGAAGAACAATCGAGAAAACAAGCATTAATCGATGCTCAAAATGCGGCCGCACAAGCTGCTGCGACCGCTGCCGCAAACACTCCAATGGCTAAGTTTATTAACCTATTTACTAGTCAGGTATATTCACAGTTAGCAACGCAGTTGAGCAACAACCTTTTCGGCGGTGCTCCTGGGTCGTCGACTGCAGGTACATTCAAGTTAGATGGTAACACAATTAGCTATGTCAAATCAAACAGCGATGTAACATTAACTGTTGTCGATTCGTCTGGGAACCAAACGGTAGTGACCGTTCCAATTGCAACATTCGCGTTTTAAGGAGTTAAGATGAAAAAGTTAATAGTATTACCACTATTATTTGCATTATCCGGATGCGTGGGCGGAATTGGTCCTAGGCTAAATCATTCCTATTTGAATCCTGTTCCTGCTACTGTTAGCACTTACACTAATCCAAAACTTTGGGCAAATCTTCCAGAATTAGATGGTGTTCCGATTCCTATCGCAGTTTACAGTTTTACAGATAAGACAGGACAACGTAAACCTTCACAAACAGTGTCGTCGTTTTCGACTGCTGTTACACAAGGTGCAGATGCCTACGTGGTAAAAACCCTACAAGATTCCGGTGGCGGAAAGTGGTTTCGCCCTGTAGAAAGAGTATCGCTTGATTCTCTAATTAAAGAACGCCAATTGATTCGTCAAATGCGTGAATTAGAGAGCGGCGACAAAGCAGCACCGCTACCTCCCCTGATGGTAGCGGGTGTACTCCTAGAAGGTGGCATTATTGACTATAACTCCGATGTTAAGACCGGAGGCAATGGTGTTAGATTTCTAGGAATTGGTCCAAATACACAGTACATTCAGGACGAGGTAGTAATTAGTTTACGATTAGTGTCTGTACAAACTGGAGAAATTCTAGAGACAGTAACCGTTGAAAAAACTGTGCTATCTACTTCTGAAGGTATTACTGCATTTGAGTTTTTTGATCTAGGCACAAAGGCATTTGAAGTTGACGGTCAACAAACTAGAAATGAGCCAGCCAGCTATGCAATACGGTCTGCTATAGAGACAGGAGTTGTAGAGCTAATAAAGCAGGGAGAAAGGAAAGGGCTTTGGCGTTTTAAGGCTAAGCCACAGGAGCAATCAAGATGAAACTATTAAAATCAATATTACTTACCACAGTATTATTTGCATCGCCTGCGTTTGCACAATCAGTGGCAACTGTGCCTACACCGCCATCGCCACCAGCAATTGTTGCTACTTCACCTAATCAGGCAGAAGCAGATGCAGTTGCACAAACAAACCGAGTTTATATCAATCAAGCAGGTTCTAACGTCAATATCAACGTCCAACAAACTGGTCAAACTAACACAGTAGGTACATTAAGTGACCCTGTTTATCTAAGAGGTGACAATCAAACCGTTACTGTAATTCAAACAGGAAATAGTAACTCAGTATTGGCATCTGTTGTTTCTGATACAGGAGCATTGGGATTAGCAACAGTAACCCTACGACAGATTGGTAATAGCAACTCTGCTGTTGTTCGTTGCGGTAACGGCACAAACGAAGCATCATGTAACAATCTTAATATGAACGCATTATTCACTGGGGATAGCAATTCTTATGTATTTCACGGTGCAGCAGCGAACATCACCAATACTGTAAATGTAACTGGTAGTAACAATACTTTAAATATGGATGTTACCTCTCCTAATGCTTCCCAGACTGTGGTATACAATGGCAGTTACAACACTGTTAATGCTACTCAGTCTGACATTGGTGGCATGTATGGACACAGTTTATATGAAAATATAACCGGTTCGAATAATAATGTTACAACTCAACAGTATGGACCAAATTCTACCATTATTAATTTAACAAGTGTTGGATCAAATGGTACGATCAACATTAAAACAGGCAAGTAAACTATTAGCATTATTACTGATGTTATTGTCAGTGCCTGCTTATGCCGGTATTGGATCAATAACAGAGTTTAAAGGCGCCGGGCAGATTAAACGTGCTGCCCGGGCCATGCCTGCTGCCAAAGGTGCAGGCATTGAAAAGAATGATACTGTTTCTACTAATAGTCAAGGAAAATTTAAAATCACGTTTGTGGATGCAACCACAGTTAGTATTACAGAAAATAGCAAATTAGTAATAGATGATTTTGTGTTCGATGGCGGAAAATCAAATAAAGGTAAGCTAGGACTTAAAGTTGCACTAGGCACTGTACGCTATGCATCGGGTGCAATTGCTCATAACAATCCCGGAGCAGTAAATATTCATTCACCTACTGCCACAATTGGTGTACGTGGTACAGATTTTATCATGAGTGTTGACGAGATTGGTAGAACTATGGTTGTTCTGCTGCCAAATTGTTATGATGAAAAAGATCCGGATAAGCTAATCGCAGATTGTCCAACAGGTGAAATCGAAGTTGCTACCGCTACTGGAAAAGTTACTCTAAACAAGCCGTTCCAAGCCACTGTAGTAGATAGCGCAAATATATCTCCGACACCACCGAAAACAGTTAGCCTTAACTCCCGGCAATTAAACAACTCATTGCAGATTGCAACGCCCCCTACCTCGGATGGTACAAGCCTAGAACAGTCAGCAAAAAAAGAATTCAAAAAAACCAATGCGGCGGGTAATGCTGCTGATAAAAACGCAGAGCCTGATTTAAATACTACAGATAATGTAGAAATGGTTGCTGCTGCTATAGCCAATCCACCTACACAGCCAGAACTCCAAGCCGTATACGTAGAGTATAATCCGGGACAAAAATTAAAACAAACAGTGTATACAGACGTCGATCCCTTGCTTAGTAAGAAATTAATCCAGATCGGTTGGACATATACTACAATTTCTGACAGTAAATTACAAGAATCTATTATCATTTTACCTAAAAATACCAAAGTAGAAATAACAACAGAACAAGACGGAATTGTTGGCGGATTTAATTTCTCCGATCATCACTGGCCTACTCCGGGTACGGGACGACCCGATGGAACAATTACTATTATTCAGCGAGGAGCACCGCCAAAGTGAAACCCTTTAATAAGCTCTTGATTTTTGTTCTATGTTTAATGTTATTCACTCCACGAGCTTTTGCGGATGTTAACTATCAGGTATACCGCGCAGGTGGACCTACTCCTTGTTTCGGATGCGGTCAGGCATTAAATTCTGGAACAACTACTAACATCAATTACAACTGGGGAACAGGAATTGTTATGAATTCCGGACTAGCAGACGGAGTTGAAATACACTTCACCGGATACATTACTGTTCCTGGTTCTGGATCGCAGACTATTACATTTTATGATTATTCCGATGACGGATTTATTTTAAATGTCAACGGTTCGCGAGTTATTAGTAATTGGCAAGAACAAGGACCAGCAAATTGGAACGGGCGCGGTTCTATAACCCTGCAAGGCGGCCAAACCTATGCGTTTGACGTGTGGTATTATGAAAATGGCGGCGGCGCCGCAGTAGAGTTATTTTGGAATCAATCCGGTTCTATCACGTTAATACCAAATAGTGATTATGTAACAACGATGCCAAATCCAAAAGCATTCGGAGATGGGGGAGCGCCATTACCTAGTGCTTCAGTATCTACTCAAGAACTTGTTAAAATATCACAGACTGTGTCGTTGACAAATAATTCTGTATATATTCAAAACTATGGAAATAATACCAATGTGACTATAACACAAACAGGTGATTACAATGTGATACGAGGTATTAATGGAGCACAATCTGCTGTGATCAATGGTAACTATAATACCATGAATGTGCAACAAGGAAGCACTACGGTTCCTGGATATAATAATTTGTTAGAAGCCTCTATAATAGGTTCATACAATACATTGTCCATTAATCAACAAACGTCTTCGAATTATACAGAAGCAAATATTAATGGTAGCACTAATTCTGCCAATGTCACCCAATCCGGAACTGCGGGCAAAAGTGCATTTATTGAAGTTAGTGGTAGCAACAACTCAATTACTACAACACAGCAGGGCAATGCTAATCATTTTCTTGAATTAAACATCCCCACCAACGGAAATACCGTAAGCGTTACACAGGCCG